GATTTAAGAAGGGTGTGTTTTGGCGGACAATCTGGCTTATTATCTATAATTCCTAAAGATTGTTATTTAAATTCAAAAAATCAAAAAGGATATTCAAGCTCTGTTTACGAAATTAGATTATTTAATGGAAGTAAAATTACAGGTTATGCTGCACAAGAACCAGATAGATTAAGAGGTCCACAATTTCATAGGGCATGGTGTGATGAGTTAGCTGCTTGGCGTTATCCTGAAGCATTTGATCAATTAATGTTTGGTTTGCGATTAGGTGAAAATCCACAATGTGTAATTACTACTACACCAAAACCTACAAAAATTATTAAAGAATTGATAGAACGAGAAGATGTGCAAGTAACATCTGGCAGTACCTTTGAAAATGAGGAAAATTTAGCAGAAAGTGCCCTTACTATGTTGCGTGATAAATATGAAGGTACTAATTTAGGAAGACAAGAACTATATGCAGAAGTTATTGAAACTATTGACGGTGCTT